TTAACTTACTGATTTTAATAATGCTCTGATGCTGTCTTGTGGCCTTTGGGACACCTGTGGGACAAAGTCTGTCAGCTTCTGATTTAGCATTGCGATCTGCTCTGCGTTACTGTCGGCCATCCACGCACCGTAAACGTTGAAAACCATCTGCGCACTGGCATGCCCCATCTGATTCGCGATAAAGCTCGGGTTCGCGCCGGCAGACAGTGACCAGCATGCATAGGTATGCCGTGACTGATATGCCTTTCTGTGCCTGATTCCGGCACGCTTCACCGCTGCGTCCCAGGAGTCACCCACCGAATCGACCTTATAGACAAACCCGACCTGATCACTTCGTCTGACAATTTGAGGATTGAAGACGAAAGTGCATTCATGGGGCACGGATCGCCCATATTCACGCAGCTGCACCTCAATGTGATGTTGCTTCCCCAGCTTCGTCATTTCAGCCTGATTTTTCAGGATGCTGATTGCTGGCTGGATAAGATGCACCACCCGATCTGTACTTGCCTCGGTTTTCGGTAGAGTGAACTCGCCAAGTTTCGTATAATTACGCCTGATGGTGATAGTTCCCGCCTTCAAATCGATATCTTCCCAAGCCAGGGAGACCAGTTCCCCGTGACGCATTCCTGTGTACACTGCTAACGACCACAGGTTTTTCGTCTGCTGATGCCGGCATGCATCAATCAGACGGACAAATTCGTCACGAGTTAACGGGTCTGGCTCTACCCTGGCTCTTTTAAGAGGCTTAATTCCCTCGAAGGGATTTTTCTCTATGTAGCCGTTATCTGCAGCAAACTGGAACATGCCGGCGATCGTTGTCATGTAATAATTTACGGTAACAACACTTCGCCCTTTGACAGGCCGCTTTTTACTGCCTGGGTTCTGATGACCGGTTAGCAAATCTTTCCTGACATACAGCAATTCTTCTTTGGTCACCGCCGAAACCAGTCGACTTCCCCCTATCCTTGGAACCACATTCCTCGCTACGGACTCATAGCGATTGAAGGCGTTAGCGCAAATTTCCATCCTTTTCAGATCCAGCCACTTTACTTCAAGCTCTTTCACTGTAATTTCTTTTCTACTTTCCCCAAAAATCCTGAGGTTAGGGGAGTCCGGGAACTGTGCAGCATAATCAAATGTGCCCGTACGGATCGCAAAACATACCGATGTCCGCAACTCCCCGGCGATCTTCCTGTTCTTAATGGTGTCAGGGACACCGAGATTTTCCCTGACACGCTTACCTTTAAAATTAAACCAGATGCGCAATGTGCCACCGTGGTTTTCGACGCCTGTTGGATATGTGACTTTATCCATTGACTCCTCCGGACGCCCAAGAGCGATCTGAGCTTACCCTGTTCATGGCAGCAAATCACCCGGGCTGTTTGTTTTTCATCGAAGCCACCCATGCATCGACCGCTTTCCGGTTGTACATGCACTCACTGGATGGTTTCGGGTTTCCGTCCGGCGAGACGTGAAGATATTCCCTCCCGACCATCCAGCACTCTTTTCTGGCCCGGAGGATGGTTCCGGGCTTAAGCCCGGTAACCGCGATCAGCACCTTTTCGCTTACCCAATCATTCGGGACCAGCAAAACGACATCGGCAGAATCACGCATTAGTACCCTCCATTTTTTTGTCGGCCAGGCGCACACAGCGCTCGAACGAAGAGGGGGTGACTATGTTTTTGAGCTCTTGAACGAGATAATCGCTATGCTGCTGGTGGAGTTGCAGCATGTATTCTTTCTCTTCCTGGCGGAGTATGGCCAGCCGTGCCGTGATTACACGTCGCTTTGCTTTAACGACTCGCAGCGCATTTTCAGCCTTTTTACGCCACGCACTCCAGTCGCTGCTGCTTTTTGAGCTGGCCAGCTGATCCTCAATGCTGAGATGTACTTGTTCAGCGAGGAACAGCTGCTGGAGGCACTCGCTGATATTGTTCAGGTTGTCTGTTTTGACGTAAATCTTATGCATTGTTAACCCTCCCATCCGATCGCCTGGAACAACCCCATTTTTGGGTGAAACCAGCGCGTACCGCGTGGCTCGGCTTCACTCATCATCTGGTGGAACGCTTTCATGAAGGGCTCAAGCTCCACAATGGCGCGACGTGATAACAGGCCGTCTGGCGTCATGAATTCGTGCGTATCCGTCGGGATACGATAGGAATTAACCAGGTTCCGGCATTTGGCGTCAGTCATTCCGCATTTGGCGACAACCTGGCGATATCCGACATAACCGGCCCGCATGTTTCCGCGCTTAATGTTCTCAACCGCCTCTGTGACCGCTTCGACCTGTTCTTCGACCTGGTTCAGGCGCTTCTGCTGGCGCACGGCATCAGCGGCCATCGCTGCGATCATCTCAATTTCCGTCAGAGGCGCTCGGGTGCGAAAGTAACTGTTAACCAGCTCACGCTGAACCTGCCAGGCAAGATCGTCGGTAAAGGATTTCACCAGCATCAGATAACCGGATTCGACCAGTACAATTCCTGATGCTGCAAATTTTGAGAAAATGCCGTCAGGGAGGTGTCGACGAATTTCGTCGGAACCTAATTCGAAGTAGTCTTCCCCTTCAATAAGGCGAGACTTGTTTTCTCGGAAATTGCGTCCAGCAGTTCCGTCCGGGCGCTGGTGGACATCATCAATCATCGCCAGAGTTACAACGCGCTGTCCGCGATATTCCACTGCAGGAAGCTGTTTGTTGTTAATGGTTACTGTGCTCATTATCATTTTCCTCAGTGCATAACCGGTTTAACTGGCATCGTTTCGCCAGTGCGTAATCGAACTGCGAGATCAGCGAAAATTTCGTCGAGAAAGCTGCTGAACCAGGACTGGCCTCCGTCTTTCACGCGCTGATCGTCGGCGTAATAGAACTGGAATACCGCCAGATATTGTTCCTGCGGTCTGTGTTCAATCAGTGTTCTTTCAACATGCTTAATGAGCAGATTTTCGATAAGTTCTCGGGTTAAGCCGAAAGTAAATTCCCCGGTCTTGATCTGGTATTCGCCCTCACGTAACCCCCAGCGTTTTTCGCAGCTGATGAGATAGAGCAGGGCGACCGTACCGCGCATGGACTGGACGATGGTTTCGGCCCACTCACGTTGTTCTTCAACAGTAAGCTCACCCTTCCCATAACGATTTTCATCAAGCATCCAGCCAGGAATCGTTATGTCGGATTGCTTCTGAATTTCCCTCAGACGCTCAACCAGTTGCTTTACGTTCGTGCTTTCATCGTTTTTCATTTCCGGTCCTTCAATTTGTTATATGACTCGTGCGATAAAACCTGCCAGTTCTGGCCGCCGTCGCGGGAAAGAAGGCGCCAACGGCGGTTAACCCTCAGACTGAGGTTGCCGCAATGGATACGACACGGCATAACCCGGCGCTGGCGGTAACGCCGCAGAACGTTAATAGCCTGGGCGTGTACCCATTCGGGTACGCGTATAGCTGTCAGTGTCATCGCATCACCTCTTTTGGCGGGGTGATGCGCCAGCCAGCTTCGCGGGCCAGTTCGATAAACCCCTGAAGAGTGGTGATGTGATCGTCCGTGGTAAGGCGGTAGTCACAGATTGCTCGCCCGTCCTTCAAACGGACGACGACGCGTCCGGTATAATCCGGTGCAATGTGCAGATCAACTGGACATACGCAGCGGAGCCCAGCCGCTCGCAATTGTTCCTGAGTAAACTCTTTCACTGGACACCTCCGCTTAGATGTTTTTCTTTCACGTAGTCGGTGACTTCTTTAAACAAATCATCGACAATTAATTTCCCTGATTCAGTCAGGTATTCAGTGTTTTTATTGATGCCAATTGCATTCTGGTAAGTGGCTTTAATAAATGATTCAGTTTCCTTCCGATTGCCAAATTCATCGCGAGCCATTAACTCGAATCGTCTCAGTAACTGAGTCATTACACTTTCCGTTATTTCCACCGTTTCGATTGCACCATTCGGAAGATTCACAATCAGGCGATTTCCTGATGTTTTATTTTTGAGCCTGTTTAATGCAGCGTGAGTAATCCGACGGCGGTATAAGTCAATTACGTTTTCCATTGCGTTGCTGCTCCTCAATCTCAAGAACTATTTTTTCTTCCTTAACTGCCCATGAATTAACCTTTGCAGACAGGAGGTAAGCTATCTCTACAAGATTTTCCATTTGATAAGAGTTGATGGATTTATATTGTTGGGATATGACTTCTAACAAAGCGTAAAGATGTTCTGTTGTGGTCGTTATATCCTGAATATCCTGTCGTGTTGGCATGGTTACCTCCCATAAGCTTTACGAAGAAAAAGAACTGCAATTACTTCATGACCTAATGAGGCATAAAGTTGCGCTGCTTTTAAAGCTTTTGCATCTCTCATTTTCTTTATCCCTGAATTTTGGTTGCAGATATCCCCAGCTTTCAAGCTGTAGATTATTAACGTGTTAATTAAGACGAAAGCGTTTCTACTTGTTCCAGTTTCAAACAGATTCCACGCGCGATATCGAAAAATAAGTCGATTAACACGAGTTCTGTCTTGTCGTTATCATCTGGACTCGTGGAGTCGATATATAATTGTGAAACTTTTAAAATTTTCTTTAATTCAATTAAGCAATCAAAGACAGCATCATTGATATCATTTAATTTCACTGAGCTGTCATTCTGGGGTTCTTTGATGCTTTCTTTTCTTGATGCCAGTTCAATGCTGTTGCAAGAAAGTGAGGAGCGATATTTATCCAGGTCCTTATCTGCCTGTCTTATGGTTTCCGGCACACCCTCAAGAAGAGTTATGAGGGCGGTGATTAACTGTGATTCAAAATCATCGCTGGGGTTTTCAGACCACATTGAAAGCATTGCTTCAGCTTGCTTAACCCGACCTTCGGCAGCTAATAAACACATAGTCATCTTAATTATCCTTTTTCCCCTGCTCTTCGATTAAAAAACAATGAACCTCTTCAGTTAATCGCCGGGCCAATGTGATCACCGCTGAGAGTTCATTTTCACTCATTGCATCCGGGTGGGATTCCAGCAAGCGTAAAATTAACTCAGCCTCACATGCCTTTTCTTGCGCCTTGGCAATATTATTTACATGCGACATTTTCACCATCCTTAAAACCTGATGAATATGAAGCTGACATCGCGATTTTATTTGTTGCAATCGCGAGTTCAGATAATTCAGCAATAACACCGCACAGGTTCAGTAATTTTTCTTTATCCATCGAATTGCCGTTAATTTCTGAGGAAGCTTCGTTCCCCAGGAACCCAATCGCGTCAAGCAAGGAAATCGTTTTGGTATCACAATCTTCTGCAATGCGGCCATAATCAAATCCCTCACATTGCGATTTATCCCTAAGGTGTCGGTAGTCAGGAATGTCTATTAATTCATAAAATTTCTGGATGCTCACGGGATGCTCCTCATTATCTGAATCAAGTTAAACTTGATGATTAGAGGTTAGCTTTCCACAAGTTTTTCGTCAAGTTAAACTTGATGGAAGTTTGAAGAGAATATATGCAAGAAGGGGATAACGGGCAAAAGCCCGTTTATTTTCAATGGTTAGCCGAATCTATTAATATTGAATGGAACTGAAGAAACTACTTTAGATTGGATGTAAAGCATACCTATAGCGTCTTTGTCTATGCTCCATGATTGATAGTTGGAGTTATCAGAGAGAACAACGATCTTACTACCAATTTTCTGGAGGCGTTTTACATAGCATTCACCATCAAAGCAGAATGCATAAATACCATCACCATCAAAATATGTGACTGTTCTATCTAAGAAAAGCAAGTCTCCAGGCGCGATTGTCGGAGCCATGCTATCGCCTCGAGCATTACCTATCTCAATATTTTTAAAAGGTCTGTTGCCAACGAGGCGGCGAGCATATTCGGGATCAAGTTCTATGGAGCGAACTACGTCAATGAAATCGCCTTTTACATGCGACCCATCGCCACAGCTGAATTCTACGTCTAAGACAGTAAAAACAACGCTATCAGATTTGGCTTGATGTTTGTCTGGCAAGTGGAAGCTGGGGGCCGGATCTTCTCCCAAAAACCAGGATTGCGGGTAACCACTAAGTTCCGCTAATTTTGCCAGCCGCTCCCCTCTCGGAAAGGTTTTTCCTGTAGTCCAGTACTGAACTGATTGCGCACTGACGCCAAGCTGCCTAGCAAGTTCCGCCTGGCTCCAGCCCTTTATATCCAGTAGCTCTAAAATCCTGTTTTTTGTCTTAGTTTCTGAGCCCATCTTCACTCTCCATCACAAGTTTTGATGAAATAAACGTAAAGGAATCCTTGATTTTCATTTTACACCATAAGTTATGCACTTGCATGTTAATTAAAACTTGATATTATTTGTTTAAATCAAGTTATACTTTATTGGTGCTGATATGAATGAAGATGTCCGAGCACGTCTAAATGGCCTGACTTCTCAGCGTGCAATCGCTAAGCATTTAGGTATCACCCCGCAGGCTGTGAATCAGTGGTTCAACAAGCCAAACATACCGCCTCGTTTCGTCTTACCGATTTGTGAGTTGGTTTCCTGGGAGATTGTGCCCCACGAAGTTCGCCCGGATTTATATCCTGGTCTCAAAGATGGGGTTCCTGAGGCATTTAAAACAGACAGAACCGTTAACCGGGGCGTTGCAAATCATGCTTCCAGCTTGCCTTCAGGTTGATATGCCACAGGCATACAGCAAGGCCGATGCGGAGTGGATACAGGATCAGTTAGCAGCACTACCACCATCAGCCAGGCAAAAAGCCATCGTTCGATACGGAGAAGTTTACGAGGAGTTTTTGAACAGCGAGACAGTGAGTTTTCGCAGAGAGAACAAAGCAAGACACGAAGCAAACACACGCCTTCGTGAGTACGCCAGAAAGTATCACCGGGCTTTACAGGGTTACACAGAACAGCCCCCTTCATTTGGTCAGCGATGATCACCTCTAGAAACGTTCAGGCTTTAAGGTGTCTGGACGTCTAAACCACCAAAAAGTGGGGAAGAGGGAAGAGGGGGGTAAGGGGGGAGTTGGGAGAAGGGGCAGGTATAGCGTCCTTTTCCAGGAGACAGGTACATAGCTTAAGTAGATCTCTGTAAGCACTTAATCCTCCTAAAAAACGGCACAGCCATTCAGATGGCTAAATGGTTAAAGCGGCCTGGTGGGTTTTTCCTGGAAAAGTTCAGGCTCACTTACAGGCACAGAGTTAAGGGCGGCAAATGCTGACAATCACACCAAATTTTGCACAGGATCGGGCGTTGAATATGCTTCGACATGAATGGAAGGTACAGAATTCCTTCATGGTATATGCCCCCACAGGCAGTGGTAAAACAGGGCTGGCCGCTTTCATCACTGACGGCTTTGTCAGCCGTGGGATGCGGGTGCTTTTTGTCGCGCCGTACACTGTTTTGCTGCGGCAGACCGCCAGCCGTTTTATAAGCTATGGCCTGAATCCTGACGAGATTGGCCTGATATGGGCCGAAGCAGATAAGGGCGAGGCAGATCCGGAGCGCCTGATCCAGATTGCCAGCGCCGACACCCTGATCCGCCGTGATTTTCCCGACAATATTAATCTGCTGATTATCGATGAAGCCCATCTCCGTAAGCGCACCATCCTGAAAGAGATTGAACGCCTTACCAGCGAAACGGACGTTAAGGTTATCGGGCTTTCCGGTACCCCTTTTTCATCGTTCCTGGGCAATTACTATCAGCGTCTGATTAAGCCCACCACCATCAGCGAACTTATCAAACGCGGCGACCTCAGTCCGTTTGAGTTTTATGCGCCCACAAAGCCGGATTTGAAGGGCGTGAAAATGTCCGCGTCGGATTTTGGCAGGGACTACAACGAAACCCAACTGGCAGAAATCATGAGCGGCTCTGATCTGGTGGGCGACATTGTGAGTAACTGGCTTGAGAACGGGCGCGACCTCCCCACTATCGCTTTCTGCGTAAACGTGGCTCACGCTAATTTCGTCACCATTCAGTTCAACAAAGCCGGGGTGAACGCTGAAGTCATGACAGCGGAAACACCCCATGACCAGCGCCAGGTAATGATCCACCGCTTTGAAACTGGTGCGACAAAAATCCTCGTGTCTGTGGGCGTGCTGGTGGCCGGGTTCGACAGCGATGTGCGCTGCATCATCTATGCCCGACCCACTAAATCAGAAATACGGTGGATACAGTGTATCGGTCGCGGGCTTCGCACTGCGCCGGGCAAGGATACCTGTCAGATCTTCGATCACAGCGGAACCGTTCACCGCCTGGGCTTTCCCGATGCTATCGAATACGACGTTCTGCTGGATTCCAGCGATGGCATGAAGGAGGCGGCAGCACGGGCAGCGGAAGAGCGAGCCGAAAAAATCCCTAAAGAGTGTCCAGAATGTCACTTCATGAAGCCGGCAGGCGTTTACGTTTGCCCCAAGTGCGGCTTTAAACCGCTGGCCGGTTCCGACGTGGACACCGACACCTCACGCAAAATTAAAAAGCTTTCTAAAGGCTCTTCCGTTGCAACGAAAAGCACCAAACAGGCCTGGTGGAGCCAGATTAAATTTTACCAGCGCCAGCGCGCTTCAACCGGCAAACCCGTCAGTAACGGGTGGTGCCTTCACACCTTCCGGGACAAATTCGGGGAGTGGCCTAACGGGTTGAGCGATTTCCCGATGGAGATCACCCCCGAAGTCAGCAATTACATCCGGCATAAACAAATCGCCTGGGCAAAAGGACAGGAGAAACGGCAGTTACAACAGACGCCCGTCGTTCACAACCGAACTGAGGGGCAGCCTCAGCAATTGACAACCATTCCTGAGGGCTGTCCGACCAGCAGGATCATCAGCGCTAAAAAGCAGTTTGAACAACTTCGTAATCATGCGGGAGAGAGAACTTGAAAACCACTGAAGCAGCAAAAGGCCGATGGCCGGAAATTTTTGAACATTACGGACTCCCGCCTGTTACCGGAGGGCGGCACTTCAAGGGTGAGTGTCCGCTTTGCGCCACGCGGGGAAGTTTCCGCATTGATGACCAGGACGGAAACGGTACGTGGATTTGCAAATGTGGCAGCGGCAACGGGATCAGTCTTGTCGTTCAGACACAGGGGAAATCATTTGCTGAAGTCTGCCGGGAAATCGACAGCCTGCTTGGTAATGATTACCGGCATCGCGCAACGCCGATCAACACCACGGCAACCAGCCTGCGCCAGCGGGTGGTAAGCAAATTTTCAAAGCTGGAAGGTCCTCGCGGCACCAGCGCGGCGCAGTACCTTCTGAACCGGGGGATCACAAAGCTACCGGCTGAAGCGGTGCGGTTTTGTCCGAAGGAGCGCTATCAGGGGCACGTATATCAGTCGTTATATTCGCTGGCGACAGATAACCGGGGTGAGCTGTGTTACCTGCACCGGACCTATCTCGACGGCGATAAAAAGGCACCGATGGGCGACGGGCAGAAACGCCTTTACTCGTTACAGGAGGACTCCTATCTGGATCACGCCCAGTCTGTCGCAGTGAGGATGTTTCCCGTCGCGTCCACCCTGGGTATTGCGGAAGGTATTGAAACGGCTTTATCCGCTGTTCAGCTATACGGCTGCAATACCTGGGCAACGCTGAACAGCGGGTTTATGAAAAAGTTTCGCGCACCAGCTGGCGTACGGCATCTCATCATTTTTGCCGACATGGACCCCCACTCAGCGACAGGCCATGCGGCGGCGTTCGAATGTGCCCACGCTAACTTGCTGGCAAAAAATGACATTGAAAAAGTTAGTGTGCGCTGGTGCGACAACGGGGATTTTAACGATCTGCTGGTCAACGGCGATCAGGTTCGCGAGATGACATTTTTGAAAAAGGTGGCTGCATAATGCGTAAAGATAACACCGAACACAAAGCACTTTTCACTATCCCGACGGCAGCGCACGGCACTACCCTCGCAAACATCAAGCCGCTGCCTGAACAACGTAAAATCACCGGGCATAAGCAGACTGACGCTTATCTCTGGGTGCTGGAAGTAATTCGCCTTAATGAACCTGCACATCTTGACGCTGCCGAATCCGCACTGGAGAAAATAAAAATCTCCCCGAAAGATGCTGAGAAGCATTATTCACGTTACCTGCTGGCGAATGGTGCCGATCCGTTCCAGGTTGCATTCGGGACTATCGGCATGGATAACCCGGCGCGGGCGATTGAGGCTGCGCGGGAGAACATCAAAAAAGCGGTAGCAGTCAGAGCGCAGTTCGGCAGCTATGAAACAGCGTTTGATGATGTTGAAGCTGAGCGTGTGATTAAGTCCTCACCGAAATTTATCGACGATCATCTTTGGGGCTGGACTGCTGCCGAGAAAAAATCCAGCGGCATTAACGGCAGCCGTATGACAGAAATTGATGATCAGCGCCGCGCGTTTGTTGATGGCTACCGTGACGTACTGCCAGAACCCTGCACCCTTTCGGATGCTGTTCGCGAGTTTGTTTACTGGGACTGGCTTTACCAGGTGCGCAACACCGCAGGCAAAGAGCTTGGCTATGAATTTGGTTATTCCGAGCATCATCCATCTGTATATGACCGCGAGTTTTATCTGGAAAAATTGCTGTCAACCATCCCGCCAGTAACGCGCGCTGAAGCCGTAGAAGTGTGTCGCTGGTTCCTGGAAAGCGGGAAGGGCGAATACATGGAAGATGACGGTTCCGCGGTCATTCTTAATCTGGTTGGGGAGTGTAAGCAATGAAACTTGAAGCCGCACTGAAACACTTCTCCCCTCAGGGAATGCTCATCAGCGACAGCGTGAAAAGTACCGATCCTGACAGGATGACGGGGACAGATTTAATGTTTGCCCTGGGCACTACCAGCAATCGTGCGCCGTTCGGTCTTGCCGCGTACCTGGGTAAAGCAGGCGTGAGCCAGGAAGACGCACAGCAGGCAACACAGGCGCTTGCCCGTCATGCGATGGACACCGCCCCCGCGCTGGTGCGTAAAGCAGCCGGTGCTCAGTTTGGTAACTGTATGCTGGTGCTGGCGCAGTTCGCGTTTGCTGAATACTCCCGTTCGGCGGCCACCACCGGAAAATGCACTGTCTGTAACGGGAGCGGAAAGGGTACGGCGGTAATAACAACCAGAAAAGTGACTTTCCCGTGGGGTAAGCCCCCTTACTGGGCATCAAAATCACGAGCGGTCCGCCCGTCAGACTGGGAGCACTGGCAGGAGGTGACTGAAACCGTCAGTGCTCCCTGTGAGGCATGTAAGGGCAAAGGCAATATTAGCGCCCGTTGCCGCTGTAAGGGAACAGGCCGGGTGCTTGACCGCAAGGCAACGAAAGAGCAGGGCGTACCCGTTACAAAGGATTGCGAGCGTTGCGGTAAGCGTGGCTTCACACAGGTTTCATCGGCAACGGTACACAGAGCCATTCTTCATCTTGTCCCCGGACTTCATCAATCCACCTGGTCCCGTAACTGGAAGCCACTCTATGAAAAGCTGGTGGACGAATGTAACAGGCAGGAAAGGCGAGCAGGCGAGGAATTCAGCAAAATTACAGGTTAATGCATGAAGGGGGTTGCTTTGCATAACATTGTCCTGTAGGCTTCAAATTGTGGGATATAGCGCCTGCACAAAATTAACCCGTCTCTGAACGGGTTTTTTTGCGCCCGGAGAAAAGGCACCCGAAGGTGCCTGTGAAAAATGTTATGAAATAAGTTTCAGGTTTCCAGCTAGTTTTGTGAGCGTGATTACAGAGTGGCTAAATCAGAACTGAAAGGGTTGAAATCATCGAAGCGGACACTACGATTAAAGTGAATTCCTTGATAGTCACTAAAAATAAAAATATCTGATGGTGAATCCCCCTGTGCGGAGGGGCATTACTGGATAAACTGTAATTGCTTAAGCGTGCGAAGCGTTGTATCCAGTCAGCGTTTCACCGGGAGGCACCCGGCACCATCGAGAAATGTTCTACCTGATATGACCTGTTCGTCCGAGCAGGTCTTTTTTTATGAGCTGATGGCGCAGAAATATCAGAGAGGTGTTTCTGCAGTGCATCCAGGGCTTTGTTCCACGCAAGCGATAATGACCATCGGCTCGATCGTTTTCGAGTACCACAATAGCGTAAAATTTGATAAAGGTTGTATTCTTAGATATTTCTTATTAATTAGCGAATTTTTATAGGTAAAAGCTATCTATTTATGGGGTAAGTGTTAAGCTCAGATACCTTCACTTTATCTGGCACTCCAATGCGCACTCCCCGTACCTTCTATCCAATCCCTATGCTTATCAAGCACACCCAGCCATCCGGATTGGAAAAACTTTATCCAGTTCTGGTCTCTGACGTAACAGACTCTGAGGGTACCCGGTATGCAAGGTACATGAATGGAGCCGAAGTACGGATGTCAGAGTTACGCTTTATTCAGCTTGAGTTTGCCCAGGCAGATCTTCCCAACCTTGCGGCAACACCTCTGCCGGAAGAGGTTATTAAGCGCGATATGCTGCATTAACATCTAAAAATCATTCTCAATTGAGGCTCACTTCGGTGGGCCTTTTTTATTTCCCCTCATTCGAGAGGACTCATCAATAACGAGGGGGCGTAATGTCCGAACCTTTTTCCGGTACCGCAGCCGCCGGTAGTGCGCTGACCGGCGCCAGCATTTATGGACTGCTCACCGGTACTGATTACGGCGTGGTGTTCGGCGCGTTTGCCGGGGCCGTGTTCTATGTGGCTACTGCTGCCGACCTGACGATTTTTCGCCGTTCCGCGTATTTCGTCGTGTCGTATTTTGCTGGCGTGTATGGCTCCGGGCTGGTGGGTTCGTGGCTGGCGAGCATAACCGGCTACGCAGACAAGCCATTAGACGCGCTTGGAGCGGTGATCCTGTCTGCCGTGGCAATCAAGACACTGAAATTTTTCAGTGAACAGGACCCGCTAAAGCTGCTGGCACGCTGGAGAGGGGGAACCAATGGTAACTAACGATCCGCTGGTGCTGACAAACGTGGTGGCCTGTGCCGCCATTGTTCTGCGCCTGATGATGTTCCGTAAGCCAGGTGGGAAACACAACCCGTGGGCGTCATGGCTGGCCTACCTGATAATTCTGGCGTATGCGTCTGTGCCGTTCCGGTACCTGTTCGATTCCTATCTGCATACCCACTGGGCAACGGTCGCCATCAACTTAATCATCTGCGCTGCCGTGTTCCGCGCCAGGGGCAACGTCGCGCGCATCTTCCACGTACTGAGGCCTGAGTAATGCAAACAATTAACCCTCAGCGAAAAGCGTTTCTCGACATGCTGGCATGGTCCGAGGGAACGGATAAGCCTGGGCAGCCAACGCGCAATCGCGGTTATGACGTGATTGTTGGCGGAACGCTATTTAACAATTACGCAGATCATCCCCGTAAGATGATTGACCTGCCGAGACTGCGAATTAAATCCACAGCGGCAGGGCGCTATCAACTACTGGCGCGCTACTGGGATGTATACCGCAGACAGTTGGGCCTGAAAGACTTCTCTCCGGCCAGCCAGGACGCCGTGGCACTCCAGCAGATTAAAGAGCGCCGCGCGCTGGAATTAATCGACAGCGGCAATATCCGCCAGGCGATCGACCGATGCAGCAATATCTGGGCATCGCTACCCGGCGCAGGTTACGGGCAGTACGAGCATAAGGTGGAAGACCTCCTGAAGAAATTCCGGGAGGCGGGCGGTTTCGTTGTGGAGTCGAAGTCATGACGCGTATTAAGGCGATAGCCTGTATCGTCGGTGTCTTTCTCATAATGCTGGTGGTCACAGCTTTAGCAGCATGGCGTTCTGGATGGAATGCCCACGCCGAACATATCAACGCGCTTGCGGCAGCCAAAAAAGATAGGGCCGAGAAAGCCATCCAGCCGGTAGAGAAGAAAGCCGCTGCGGCCAGTGCCGAGGCGAAGGTGATTTACCGGACCATAACCCGCGACGTGGTGAAATATGTTCAGTCTCCGGATCGTACCAGGTGTGATTTTGACGATGAGTCTGTGCGGTTGCGCCAGCGTGCCATCGACGCTGCCAACTCCATCAGCGGATTTGATGCAGGAACCGTGCAGGGCAAGTAATGCCGGTACCAATAGCGACGAAGATTTGCAGGCGGATATCGAAACCGCCGACTGTCTGCGTCAGTTAAGGCTGGACAAGTATCGCTGGCAGGCCTGGTATAACGCAGCGAAATAAATAACAGGAATAATTGATAGCGAGGCGTGTTGGTGTGACTTAAGCGGCAATAATTGCTTTAAGCCATGCTTTGAAATGTGCTTACCTTTATCAGCGGCTAAAATATTATATACAGTTTTATTACTTTATGTGGTAGTCACATCTAATGCCGTCATTTGTCTTACGACTTTAGGCGGCTTTTTTTTGTTTGGTTTAACTATACCGCAGACCTAAACATTAGGTTGTTAATGAATATGAAGCATTGCGAGATTTTGCTCGTAGAGAAAAAAGGTTGCACAATTCTTGTATATGGTGAGTGGCATGAGGATGGTCACAGGCACAGGGGACTGATCTGTAAGGTGTATCGCATCCGAGGATTATATATCCGATGCCATCCCTGCACTGGTGTACCACTGGGCGTTCATACTTCGCTTGAAGAATTAAAAAAACACCTGACTAATAATTCGGTGTAGCCAGAAATTTGTTCTAATTTTAAAATGTGGTGAATCCCCCTGTGCGGAGGGGCGTTCCAGAAGATTACCGAAAGGTAACCTCTCAGTACGCGGGAACAGATTCTGGAGCTGTTCTCACCGGGAGGCACCCGGCACCACACTTCTTTAATAACCACCTCATGTGGTTACAGATCCCGACAAACAGCCTCGCTTATGCGGGGCTTTTTATTGCGCCTCGTACGCGCACCAAAGAGAGTCTTTCAGTCGTGAGCCTGGGGAAACCGTTTCTCTCGGGCGGTTGTCCCGTACGACAGGCTCACATCTAAAAGGAAACAGTTATGAAAAACACTTACCAGATGATGAAGGCTCATGTCACATTGCCGCCAGCAGGCGAGACGATTAGTGATCTCGCCGGTAATACGCGCAAATACGGTGGAGAGCATAACGTACACATTGCTGCTGTTGACCAGAACCGGACCGCTCAAGGCATTTATTACTTTGATGAACCAATTTTATTGCGTGATTTAAAGATCCAGGGCTTTTCATCAACAACATGGGTTGTCAGTGAAAAAATCATGGTTCCAGATGGTTACCGGATCATCGCTATGCTGGTGGATGAAAAGGGTATACCGCTATCAAACGAAACGCTGCCTCTTGAGCTTGAGGAATTACCGCGTACAGGCTGGAGCCTGAATAAATCAGGGGTGCTGAATGCTGCAGATGAGCATGAACCTGTATCGCTAAAGAGTTGTGCTGACAAATTTCAGGGCAATTCGCTGCCTTTTGGCGGTTTCCCGGTCGCAAGTATGAACTCGGCGAAGAATGCTGCTGACGCCAGCGCCACCAAATGCCGTCTGTCTGAAGACATGATTGAAGCTGTACTCGATGCGGTTCGCAACAGCGATTTGTTCCAGGATCTGGTGGGTCGGGTGAATGCACAATCAGCTGAGCGTGAATCCGCTGCGCTTAGCCTTCAGATGTGTATTGATCGGGTGGTAAAAGACACTATCAGCAACGCGCTGAAGCCCGGCGGCTTGCTGTTTGGTAAGCGCTAATGCCCGCCGCTATTCCTCGTGCCTGCCGTAAGCGCGGCTGCTCAGGCACAACGACAGACCGTTCTGGTTACTGCGAGGCACACCGCAATGAAGGCTGGCAACAGCATCAGCGGGGGCTAAGCCGCCACCAGCGGGGCTATGGCAGTAAGTGGGACATCATCAGGGCGCGCATCCTTAAGCGTGATCGTCACATCTGTCAGGAGTGCCTGGCAAACGGCAGGCCAGTCCCGGCAACCACGGTTGACCACATCAAACCCAAAGCACATGGCGGCACCGATGAAGATAGCAATCTGATTGCGATTTGCTTCAAGTGTCATAAGGCCAAAACCGCGCGGGATCGTTTAAACCGAATCTAACCCTTACAGGTAAAAGCATGACTGATTCATTAAGTGATTCAGGGCGCGCGCACGTCGGTGCTAAGGCATTGCGACCTGCTTGTTCCGTTGAGGGGTGTGGGTTGCCAATCAGAGCCAACAACACTCCGTATTGTGAAAAACATTACATGCGCGTTCGCCGACATGGCTCGACAGAAAGGTTAAGCACACTCAAGCCGGGTAATCTCATCCACTCAGGTGGTTATGTGCTGGTAAATGCTCCCGCTCACCCGTTAAGCCGTAACAGTAACCGAGCCTATGAGCATCGCGTCGTCTATCATCAACACCATGGTGACGGCCCTTTCAACTGCCATTGGTGTGGCACCACGGTTACTTGGGATGATATGCATGTCGATCATCTCGATGACTGCAAAACCAACAACGCTGAGTCAAACCTTGTTGCCAGTTGCGCCGTGTGTAATCAGAAGCGCGGCAGTGAAAAGATGAAGGCCACCCACAGAAATAAGTCGCACAGACGTTATACGGCTCATGGCAAGACTATGTGTCTCAATGAGTGGGCTGAGTATCTTGGCATTTCCCGCAACTCGATTGAGTACCGACTGAAGGCAGGCTGGGATATCAACAAAGTATTCAGCCCACGCATCGGGAACAGCGGCCCGCCCAGCAGGAAGCTTGCCAGAGCGGTTCATGACAACATCAAATGAGAATCACCATCGGAAAAACGATATCGATTCTCATCAAAAGGGAGGGCGGGTCAAAAGTTCAGGCCCCTACCTGCTAAGGACCGCCGCCTAACCCTTTGTTATATCGCCGCAGGTTAGAAAACTTTTTTATGGAGTCCCCCAACCAGTAATTAACAGGAGTTTTCGATTATGCCAGGACCACCGAAAACCCCGACCCATCTGCGTCTGGTGAGGGGTAACCCATCAAAACGCCCGATCAATAAAGACGAACCACAACCCCCCGCAGGGGTACCCCCGACGCCGAAGCATTTCGACAAGCAGGCAAAGTACTGGTTTAAGCGAATGGCTCAAGAGCTCGATGCCGTCGGCGTCGTTTCTCAGCTGGACGCCCGCGCGCTCGAGTTACTGGTTGAGGCTTACACCGAATACCGGCACCACTGCGACACGCTGGAGGTCGAGGGATATACGTACCGGACTGAAACGCAGACCGGAGATGTGCTGATCAAGGCGCATCCGGCGGCAATCATGAAGGCGGATGCCTGGAAACGACTACGCGCCATGCTGGCCGAATTCGGCATGACGCCCGCCAGCCGATCAAAGGTCAGTACCAACAAGCCCGATGCGGTTGATCCGCTGGCTGAGTTTATGAAAGCGAGGGATTAATGGCTAAGGTTGCCGACGGTATCCGCTACGCCGAGCGCGTCGTGGCGGGGGAAATTATTGCGTGTGAGTTTGTCCGGCTGGCCTGCCAGCGTTTCCTGGACGATCTGAAATATGGCGAAGCGCGCAGTATCTATTTCAGTGAGCCCCGCGCACAACACATTCTGAATTTTTATAAATTCATCCCGCATGTCAAAGGTGCGCTGGCCGGGCAGCCCATCGACCTGATGGACTGGCACGTGTTTATCCTGATCAACATTTTCGGGTTTGTCATACCGCTGGTGAATGAGGAAACCGGTGAAGTGGTGCTGCGCAACGATGGCAGCGGTCGCCCGGTGATGGTGAGGCGGTTTCGTACCGCGTATAACGAGGTGGCACGCAAGAACGCGAAATCCACGCTTTCCTCGGGTATCGGTCTGTACATGACGGGAGCGGACGGGGAGGGTGGCGCCGAGGTTTACTCCGCAGCCACCACCCGCGACCAGGCACGTATCGTTTTCGAAGACGCCAAAAATATGGTGAAGAAGGCGAAAGCGACGCTCGGACGCCTGTTTGAGTTCAACAAGCTGGCGATCTTCCAGGAGCAAAGCGCTTCGAAATTTGAGCCACTCTCCAGTGACGCGAACAACCTGGACGGGCTCAACATCCACTGCGGCATTGTCGACGAACTGCATGCTCACAAAACCCGTGACGTCTGGGATGTTCTGGAAACTGCGACCGGCGCGCGCCTTCAGTCGCTGTTGTTCGGTATCACCACATCCGGCTTCAACAAAGAAGGTATCTGTTACGAACTGCGTGATTACGCCACCAAGGTACTGCGCGGTTTTAACAGCGATGTGGACGGCGCGGTTAAAGACGATACCTTCTTTGCCATCATCTACACCCTGGACGAAGGCGACGATCCGTTCGACGAAACGGTCTGGCAGAAGGCTAACCCCGGCCTGGGCATCTGTAAGCGCTGGGACGATTTGCGCCGCCTGGCGAAGAAGGCCAGAGAGCAGGTATCCGCGCGGGTTAACTTTTTCACCAAGCATATGAATATCTGGGTAACGGCGGAATCCGCCTGGATGGACATGATGAAATGGGAAAAATGCGAACTCATTGCGCCATCGCATGAGCTCAAAACCTATCCGCTGTGGGTGGGCGTAGACCTGGCGAACAAGATCGATATCTGCGCCGCGGTAAAAGCCTGGCGTTCTCCCGATGGTCACGTTCATGCCGACTTTAAGTTCTGGCTGCCGGAAGGGCGGCTTGAGAAGTGTTCCCGGCAGATGGCCGAGCTTTACCGTAAGTGGGCGGAGCTTGGCAGACTCATCCTGACCGATGGTGACGTGATTGACCACGCGCAGATAAAAGAGGAGCTGCAGGCGTGGGTGGCCGGGGAAAGCCTGAAAGAAATCGGCTTCGATCCATGGAGCGCCACGCAGTTCAGCCTGGCGCTGGCTGAAGAGGGGTTGCCGCTGGTGGAAGTGCCCCAGACGGTCCGAAACTTCTCTGAGGCCATGAAGGAGGTCGAGGCGCTGGTTTATGGTGGACGCCTCCATCACAGCAACCACCCGGTGATGAACTGGATGATGTCGAACGTGACGGTGCGGCCGGATCGCAATGACAACATCTTCCCCAACAAATCGACACCGGAGGCCAAGATTGACGGCCCGGCGGCGCTGTTCACGGCGATGAGCCGCCTGCTCGTCAACGGTGGAAACGACCAGCAGGACCTGAGTGGCTTCTTCGATAATCCCATCATGGTAGGTTTCTGATGAAAAAAAATAAGCAGCCGGGCAGGGTGAAAAGCGCCCTGCTCAACTGGCTGGGCGTACCCATCAGCCTGACTACCGGGACGTTCTGGCAGGAGTGGTTTGGTACCAGCAACAGCGGAAAAGTGGTGACAGCGGACAAGGCTATCCAGCTTTCGGCAGTCTGGGCCTGTGTGCGACTGCTGAGCGAGTCGGTTTCCACACTGCCCATGAAGATTTATGAGCGGCAGTCGGATGGCTCGCGCAAACTGGCGCGGGACAGCCCGGTTTACCAGTTGCTCTGCCGTCGGCCCAACGCCGAAATGACCCCCTCGCGTTTTATGCTGATGCTGGTGGCAAGCATTTGCCTGCGTGGGAATGCCTTTGTGGAAAAGCATTTCATCGGCAGCAAACTGGTGTCGCTGGTTCCGCTGTTGCCGCAGAACATGGTGGTGAAGCGTCTCGACAGCGGACGGCTGGAGTACACCTATACCGAAAACGGCAAGCCACGGGTTATCCCTGAAAGGAACCTGATGCATATTCGCGGATTTGGTCTTGATGGTGTCTGCGGCATGATGCCGCTGAGTTCCGGGCGCGACGTGATTGGCTCTGCAATGGCGGTGGAAGAATCAGCGGCCAAGATTTTTGAACAGGGTCTGCAGAGTTCCGGTTTTCTCTCCGCAGAGCAGCCGCTTAATGACGACCAGCGTGAAAGGCTGCGCGGGTACATGCAGGCATTCACCGGCTCAAAAAACGCCGGGAAGATTATGGTGCTGGAAGGCGGCCTGAAATATCAGGGCGTGACCATGAACCCGGAAGACGCCCAGATGCTGGAATCCCGCGCCTTCAGCATTGAAGAAATCTGCCGCTGGTTCCGCGTGCCGCCGTTTATGGTCGGACACACTTCAAAACAGAGCAGCTGGGCATCAAGCCTTGAGGGAATGAACCTGCAGTTCCTGACCCACACGCTGCGCCCACTGCTGGTAAACATCGAGCAGGAAATTGCGCGCTGTCTGCTGGGTGGCGATGAAGATTTGTTTGCTGAGTTCTCTGTTGAAGGGCTGCTGCGCGCCGACAGCGCGGGCCGGGCGGCGTACTACACCAGTGCGCTGCAGAACGGCTGGATGTCGCGCAACGACGTGCGCCGTCTGGAAAATATGCCACCGATTGAGGGCGGCGACATTTACACGGTACAGCTCAACCTGACCCCGCTGGAGGACCTGAAGCAGAACAGCCAGGCGGCACAGGCTTTTGTACTCCGGCAGGTTCACAACCACGTTTTCCCTGACATTCCTTTCGAACAATCCCCGCTGAAACAGGCGGCATAGGACAAAACCCGATGACAAAAAGACAGCTTCCGGTTGCTCCGGCGGGTCGCCCGTGCGCGGGTGCCAGTTGCGAGGTGCTGCCGTCCGCGCTTGAACGGTGGAACGGCGGCATCCGGGCCGCAGCCGATGACGATAACTCGATCTCCATTTTTGATGTGATTGGCCGGGACTACTGGGACGAAGGCGTTACTGCCAAGCGTATCGCCGGAGTGCTGCGCTCAATGAACGGTGAAGACGTCACGGTGAACATCAACTCACCGGGCGGCGATATGTTCGAGGGCCTGGCGATTTACAACCTGCTACGCGAGTATCAGGGCAAAGTCACCGTGAAGGTGCTGGGTATCGCGGCCAGTGCCGCGAGCATTATCGCGATGGCCGGTGATGAGATTCAGATCGGGCGCGGCGCATTCCTGATGATCCATAACTGCTGGATAGTGGCCATGGGTAATCGCCATGACTTCACTGAACTGTCCTCCTACCTGGAGCCGTTCGATAACGCGATGGCAGATATTTACGCCGCCAGATCCGGTCTTGATGCTGAAACCGTCCAGAAACTGATGGATGCCGAATCCTATATTGGCGGCAGTGATGCGGTAGAGAAAGGGCTGGCAGATGGTCTTCTTTCAGCCGATGCCGTTTCCGGTGGCGATGATTCCCCGTCGGCGGCGCTGCGTAAACTCGACGCGCTGCTGGCAAAAGCCAACACACCCCGGTCAGAGCGCCGGAAATTAATCAAAGCATTAACAGGTAACACGCCGGGCGCTGTTTCCGATCCTGATGGTATGCCGAGCGCTACCGAACCCAACCCTGAAATTTTAGCTGAGCTGGATGTCGCGTTAAGCGGCCTGGCAAACGCATGCCTTTAACGGAGATTGTATGTCTGACGTAAACGATATTCTGAAAAAAGTAACCGCCTCCATTGAGGAAGCGACCGGCAAATTCAACGCCAAGGCGGAAGAAGCGCTGACCGAGGCGAAGAAGAACGGCAAGCTGTCAGCGGAAACCAAAGAAACCGTGGACAAAATGGCGGTGGAGTTTAACGCGTTGAAAAACGCGGAAAAGACCCTCAAAGCCGCTCTGGGTGAACTGGAGCAGCACGTTGCGCAGATGCCGCTGGCAAATGCGGCAAAAGTGGTCGAAACCGTGGGGCAGGTGGTGATCAGCTCCGAAGCGCTGAAAACATTCGCGGCCAGCGTGGAAGGTGGCAAGCGTCTCAGCATTCCGGTTAACGCTGCCCTGCTTTCAACGGGCGTTGCTGATGGTGTTGTTGAACCACAGCGTTTGCCGGGAATCGATGCCGCGCCTAAACAGCGACTGTTTATCCGTGATCTGATTGCCCCTGGTCGTACCGGCGCGCCGGCGATTTTCTGGGTGCAGCAGACCGGTTTCACCAACGCGGCAAAAGTTGTTGCAGAAGGTACCGCCAAGCCGTACAGCGATATTCAGTTTGCAACCAAAATCACCCCGGTCACCACCATCGCGCACATGTTCAAGGCGTCCAAGCAGATCCTGGATGACTTTGCCCAGCTGCAGTCGACGGTTGATGCGGAAATGCGCTACGGACTGAAGTACGTGGAAGAGCAGGAAATTTTGTTTGGTGACGGTACCGGCGTTCATCTGCACGGCATTGTTCCTCAGGCAACGGCCTTTGCTGCTGCGTTTGAAGTTGAGCAGCAGAACGGCATCGATGATCTGCGTCTTGCCATGCTTCAGGCGCAACTGGCGCGCTTCCCGGCGTCCGGTCACGTTCTGCACTTTATCGACTGGGCGAAGATTGAGCTCACCAAGGACACGCTGGGCCGCTATATCCTGGCGAACCCGGCGGCGCTGACCGGGCCCACCCTGTGGGGGCTGCCGGTGGTGGCGACCGAAGCGCCGGCATTCCAGGGCAAGTTCCTGACCGGTGCATTCAACGCGGCAGCGCAACTCTTCGACCGTGAAGATGCCAACGTGGTTATTTCCACCGAGAACGCCGACGACTTCGAGAAGAACATGATCTCGATCCGCTGCGAGGAGCGACTGGCGCTGGCGGTGAAACGCCCTGAAGCGTTCATCTACGGTACTTTCACTGCGCCTGCTGGTGGCGCGTAACACATAATGGCGGCCTCCGGGCCGCTTTTTTGTCGGGAGAGCATTATGAAACTGACCGTTATCCGCCCCATTTATGTGGAAGGAAAGGTGCTGGTGGAAGGGGATGTGTTTGAAACCCTGGAACAGCATGGCCGGGAGCTGGTGCAGAAAGGCTATGCACTGACCGTTGAATCTGCGGAGCAACCGGATACGGGAAAAAACACTGAGCCAAAAGGAAAGGGTAAAGGCAAGTAAGGGGCACGCATGCTGACCAAAGAGCAGGTTAAAACACACTGTCGGATCGATGCCGACAGCACCGCAGAAGATAACTGGATTGAAAACAGCATTAAAGGCGCGACGCAGTATGTTCAGAAGTGGACCCGCCGCCGTCTTTATGAAAGTGCCGATGACCCATTGTATTTGCTTGATCCTGATGCACTGCTCTATGGCGAAGATATCGAAATTGCCATGCTGATGCTTATCGCGCACTGGTACGCAAACCGGGAGGCGGTAATCACTAACGGCACCTCATCCACTGTTGATCTTGCGGTTGAGTCATTGCTCCAGCCGTACCGCATTTATGGTGTGTAGGAGGATGCATGGCCTGCAGAGCTTGTGCCGCTCGCTGTGAGTGGCTGAAAAAATGGATGGCTATTGCCTATGAACGAGCAACAGGTAAACGAACTGCTGAAAGCGCTGGAGGCACAGGCGAAAGCGCAGATGGAACAGACCGCAGCGATAAATCGTCTGGCGGAGTCAAATGAAGCCCTGGTCGCCGTGATTTACCAGTCGATGGTCGATGATGAGGGGGGCGACGGGGTAATGCCACAGACCTATCTGAGCGGAAAGCCCCGGGGGTAGCCATGCAGGCAGGAAAACTGAACAAGCGGGTAACACTGCAGAAGCCTGTTAAAACACAGAGCCCGACCACCGGCGCGATCGTCAGTGGCTGGGCGGATGTGGATGAGCTGTGGGCGAATGTCACCGACCTGTCAGCGCGCGACTTTGTGGCGGCGCAGGCGGGGCAGAATGAAGTCACCACGCGCATCACCATTCGCTGGCGTGATGATGTCACGGATAAACACCGCATCGTACATCGCGGGCGGATCTACGATATCACCGGCGTGCTGGAAGATGACAAAAGCGGCCGGGAGTATCTGACCCTGCCTTGCTCACGGGGGGTAAACGATGGCTGACGGTATTGAAGTTCAGATCACCGGTATTGAGTCGCTGAAGCAGAAGCTCAATGAGGTAAATTACGACCTGAAGCGAAAGGGCGGGCGCGCCGCGCTGCGCAAGGCCGGTAACGTTATTGTAAACCAGATTAAGTCCAATGCCCTGCGTCTCGATGATCCGCAAACGGCCCGAAGCATTGCGGATAACGCGGCGTTGCGCTGGAACGGCAGGCTGTTTAAACAGACCGGTAACCCCGGCTTCAGGATAGGCATCCTGCAGGGCGCGAAGCTTAAAAAAAATCCCAGCCTTGCCGCCGATGCACCCACGCCGCACTGGCGTCTGCTGGAGTTTGGTACCGAAAAAATGTCGCCGAAACCCCTGGTGCGCGCGGCGGCAACATCCCGCATGCAGGAGGTGATCGCCACGTTTACCACCGAATATGAAAAAAGCATCGACCGGGCGCTGCGGCGTGCGCGGCGAAATGGAGGTGGAACGTGATTGCACCCCTGTTTTCCATCTGTGCATCCAGTCCGGCGGTACGGGCGCTGATTGGCGATTCGCCGGTGCGACTTTACCCGTTCGGGCAGCAGGACGATAACGTCATTTACCCCTATGTCGTCTGGCAGAACGTGAGCGGTGCGCCGGAGAACTATCTCGGCCAGCGCCCGGATGCGGATACCTGGGTGCTACAGGTTGATGCCTGGGCAGACACCCCGGATGAAGTGATCGCCGTGGCCGCCGCGCTGCGGGATGTCATTGAGCCGCACGCGCATATCACGCGCTGGGGCGGACAGGAAAGAGACCCCGAAACAAGGCGCTACCGCTACTCCTTCGATGTCGACTGGATAGTGAAGCGATAACCCAACAACACCGGCCCTGTGCCGGTTTTTTATGCACGGAGAAACCCATGTCTGTACTGACGCAAGGCACTCAGTTTTTTGTGCTCGCCCAGGGCGCGGTAAGTGAAATCGAATGTATCACCAGTTTTTCACCGGGCGGCAACCCGGCGGATCAGATTGAAGACACCTGTCTTTCCGAGCGGAACAGCCGAACCTATAAGGTCGGCCTGCGCACGCCCGGCCAGGCCACGGTGGGCCTGAATGCTGACCCGGAAAATGCCAGCCACATCATGCTGCACAACCTGGCAAACTCAGACGACCACGAAGAGCTGACGTTCGCCGTGGGCTGGTCTGACGGTACTGCATCACCGACGGCAGCCGCGCAGGGGGCGGCGGGCGCAGTGGATGGCCTGACGCTGCCGGACAGCCGCACCTGGTTTGTTTTCCGTGGCTATGTCTCTGACTTCCCCTTCGACTTCTCCGCCAACACGGTGGTGACCACTTCCGCCACCATCCAGCGTTCCGGCGCGTCGGTCTGGGTACCTAAAGCGAGCGATTAATGAAACTGACACTCGATTCACTGAAAGAGGCCGGGGCATTCACAGGTCGCCCGGTGGAAAAAGAAATTACCTGGCGGCAGGGCGAAGAAGAATTCAGCGCCACTGTCTATATCCGCCCGCTGGGCTACCACTCGGCCATGACGGACGTGATGGCGGCAAACGGGCGCGTGGATGGTGTGGCGGGGCGGATCGCCGCATCCGTCTGCGATGAGAACGGCAAGCCGGTATTCACGCCAGCGGATATTACCGGTGAGGCGGACCCGGAGCGCGGCGCGCTGGATGGCGCGCTGACCATTGCCCTGCTGGTGGCTATCCAGGAGGTTAACGATCTGGGAAAGATGAACTCAGCGCCGACGATGAATTCTGGTGCGAGCTCGTCCTCAACGGTATCGGCGGGCAAACCATCGCGCAGGCTCAGGAAGTCCTGAGTTTCCGGGAATTCCAGATCTGGGTGAAATACCGTGAGCGTTACGGGAGCCTTAACCCGATGCTGCGCACGGAATGGGCCGCCGGGCTGATCTCCAGCACCATTGCCAACGTGAATCGCGGCAAAGACACGCCGCCTTTCAGCGTCACGGATTTCACCCTGCACTTTACGAAAACACCGACCACCACTGGCCCCGTCACGCTTGATGAGGCCATGCGGACCTGGTCTTAAACACTGACGGAGACGGTATGGCAGCCAGATCGCTTGGAACCCTGACCATTGACCTGATTGCCAATATTGGTGGCTTTGCTGCGGGACTTAACCGCGCGGAGCGTCAGTCTGAAAGCTGGCGCCGCCGTGTTCAGCAGGATGTCAGGCTTGCCGGTGCCGCGCTGGGGTCAATGGCGACCATCGCCGCAGCGGCGGCAGTATCTGCAGGCGTGGCGGGTATCAACCTGTTAAAAACCACCTCAAAGCAGATCGCTGAAACTGACCGGCTCGCAAAATCCCTGCGCATCTCCACCCAGGACCTGCTGGCCTGGCAGTTCGCCTCGCAGAAAGCGGGCGTGTCAGGCGAGCAGATGGCGGATATTTTCAAGGATATTGGCGACAAAATTGGTGATGCGGTACTTAACCAGTCGGGTGAAGCTGTTGACGCGCTGAATGCGCTGGGTCTTTCTGCGAAGAAGCTTTCCACGGAAACGCCTGATAAACAGTTACTGGCGATCGCCGGTGCGCTGGAAAAAGTGGGTACCAACGCTGAGAAGATCACCATCCTTGAAAGCCTGGGCAATGACCTGTCAAAACTCCTGCCGCTTTTTGATAACAACAGCCAGAAGCTTCAGCAGTTTCTCAGGCTGTCACGGGAATACGGCGTCGCGCCGGATCCGAAATCCATCGATGACCTGGTCAAGGTTAACTCCCTTTTTGAGGACATGGAGACACAGGCGCAGGGACTGAAACTGGAAATTGCCACAGGACTGGCACGCGTGGACCTTTCGCCACTACAGGCCGGGCTGGGAGATCTGCGGGCAGTCTTCACCGATCCCAAAGTGCTTCAGGGCCTGGCGGAAATGGTCGGTGGTATTGCCTCTCTTGTTGGATGGCTGGGTAAAGCGGCGTCAGCGCTGGGCAGCCTTATTGATAATTACCAGGGCGGGCAAAAGCTCTCCGCTAATGCCTCGCTGTTTGAGGTTGAGCGGCGGATCAGAAATCTTGAGGCTGACCTTAACGACAAAGGCTTCCTGGCGGGCGTAAACCGTATCGGTATGGATACGGAAGGGAAGCAGAAAGAGCTGAATGAATTGCTGGCGCAGCGTACGCGCCTGAAGTCCATTGCCGGGGCGGCACCTGTCATTTCTTCAGCAACATTGCCCGTTACCGGAACGGGCGACTACTCACTTGCACCGGGCGAGTCCAACGGCAAGGTGACGCCTGATGCCAGCGCCAAAAAGCTGGAAAGCGCGTTCAAATCCATGGAGCTGGGCTACCTGCGCCAGATTGCCCTTATCGACACCACCGGCAAAAAAACGGCTGAGGTGACCGAACAGCAGAAGCTTCAGTTCGATCTGGCGGAGGGAAAGCTCACCGGGATTAACGATGCGCAAAAAGTTCGGCTTCAGCAGCTGGCGCAGGAAGTGGACCGCCTGAACCAGCTGAAAAAAGCTAATGAAGAAAACGCGAAAGTGGCGGCATTCGTCGCTGGCCTGCAGGCGCAGAACGATAATGCCCGCGCGGATCTGAGCGTCGATATTCAGGGGGCCGGACTCGGCAACAGGCAACGTGAGCGGCTCAGGGAACGGCTGGGTATTGAGCGCGACTACCTTGACCAGCAGCGGGAGCTGCAAAAGCAGTATCAGGCCGGTGATATCAGCCAGACGGTTTATGATCGCGAAACGCAGGCTTTAAAAGATGCTCAGGCTGAAAGGCTGGAAGTCCAGGAGGATTACTACAAACAAATTGATGCGCTACAGGCTGACTGGGTAACCGGCGCGCGGGACGGGCTCGCCGACTGGGTGGATGACTCCACGAACTATGCAACGCTGGCGGCTGACGCCATGCAGAGCGCGCTCTCTGGTATCAGCAGTAACATCGTCGACATGCTCAACGGCAACAAAGCGAGCTGGAAAGACTGGGGTATCAGTGTTCTGAAAATCATCGAACAGGTGATGGTGAACATGATGATCGCAAACGCGGCCAGCTCTGTCGGTTCATTGTTTGGCGGCGCAGCGTCCTCTGCCAGCTCCGGTACCGCGCTTCAGTCCTACGGCTCAACCCTTCAGTTCAACGCCAGAGGCGGAGTTTACTCTTCCGCCGATCTCAGCCAGTACAGTAATTCCGTTGTCAGTTCTCCGACGCTGTTTGCGTTCGCCAAAGGTGCCGGACTGATGGGCGAGGCCGGGCCGGAGGCAATTATGCCGCTGACCCGTGCCGCCGATGGTTCGCTAGGTGTGCGTGCTGTGGGAAATGGTGGCGTCGCGCCGGCGGGTGGCGGGGCGCCACAGGTTACTATCCATATTGATGGCAACGGCAATACCCAAACCCAGGCGACTGGCGGCTATGAACAGTTCGGACGCGAGGTGGGTAATTATGTCGATAGACGCTACCGCGAACTGATTAGCCGGGACATTTCGCCTGGCGGTGCAGTCTGGAATATGGCCAAAGGAGGCCGCTGATGGCTATAGAAACGTTCATCTGGTGCCCGCGCATCAACGCTGAGCAGGAGGTAACGTTCCGCCGCCGCACTGCGAAGTTTGGTGACGGATACGAACAGGTATCCGGCGACGGGATTAATCCCCGATCGCAAAAGTGGAATCTTCAGTTTACCGGGACAGAAGCGTACATCGCGGCGATCAAAGCCTTTCTCGATCGGCACCAGGGCGTGAAGTCGTTTCAGTGGCGTCCGCCGCTTGAGCCTCTCGGCCTCTACCGCTGCGATACCTACACACCCACTCCGCTTGGCGCCGGGCTGTTTAATCTTTCCGCAACCTTTGAGCAGGCTTATAAACCATGAGCTTAAACAGTGATTACCAGAAACTTGAGCCGGGCAATGCGGTCCGGCTTTTTTCTGTCGACGGCACGGCGTTCGGCACCGGAGAAGTGCTGCGTTTCCACAGCAACAACGTTCCCCATACCGAAGCGGAGATCGTGGCCGCTGGCGGCGATGAATCAAAACTCCCTGCCAAATCAATCTGGTGGCAGGGAGAAGAATATAAAGCGTGGCCATGCCAGATTGAGGGGATCGAGGCTTCTACTTCGGGAAGTAGTGCGCAACCAAAACTTTCGGTTGCTAACCTCGACAGCTCGATCACCGCGCTGTGCCTTGCGTATGACGACCTGCTGCAGGCTAAAGTGACGATTCACGACACGCTGGCGCAGTACCTTGATGCGCGAAACTTTCCGGGCGGAAACCCGACGGCAGACGCCACACAGGAAAAAATTCAGGTCTGGTATATCGATGCGAAGACCTCTGAAACCAACGAAGTAGTCGAGTTTGCCCTGTCCAGCCCGATGGATCTGCAGGGGCTTATGATCCCGACGCGCCAGCTTCATTCCCTTTGCACCTGGTGCATCCGCAACAAGTACCGCACCGGTGATGGCTGTGATTACGCCGGGACGCGCTATTTCGACAAAAACAACAACCCGGTGGACGACCCGTCCCGCGATGAATGCAACGGTACACTCACCGCCTGCAAACTGCGGTTCGGTGACGGTAACGAGCTTTCGTTCGGCGGCTTCCCGGGCACCTCACTTATCCGGAGCTGACATGCGCAAAAAGACCATCGCGGCCATCATGGCCCACGCCGAAGCGGAATATCCGCGCGAATGCTGCGGGGTGGTGGCGCAGAAAAGCAGGGTGGAGAGGTATTTCCCCTGCCGCAACCTCGCCGCAACCCCAGAAGACAACTTTGTCCTTTGCCCGGAAGACTATGCCGCTGCTGAGGACTGGGGAACGGTCACCGCCATCGTGCACAGCCATCCGGACGCAACCACCCAGCCGAGCGAACTGGACAAGGCGCAGTGTGATGTGACGGCGCTGCCCTGGCATATCGTCAGCTGGCCGGAGGGGGATTTACGTACGATCATGCCGCGCGGCGAAATTCCGCTGCTTGAGCGCCCGTTTGTTCTCGGCGTTTACGACTGCTGGGGGCTGGTGATGAGCTATTATCGCCAGACGTACAGTATCGAGCTGGCGGATTACCGCGTCGATTATCCGTGGTGGGAGGACCAGTACCCGGATAATTTTTACCAGGATAAATGGTACGAGTGCGGTTTCCGGGAATTCACCGGCGCGCCACAGCCGGGCGACGTGGTGATCATGCAGGTCCAGTCGAATAAGTGGAATCACGCCGGGATATTGCTGGAAGGCAATATGCTGCTTCACCATCTATACGGACACCTCAGTCAGCGAGTGCCGTACGGCGGTTACTGGATAGAACGGACCATTAAAATGCTCAGATATAAAGATGTTAAATAGCTCAAAATCATTAATTTTCAATGTTGAGAATCATCATGTGAATGTTAGGATGTTTCCTATTGCAACGTAAGGAAACAAAAGATGAAGAAAATGATTGTGACAGGGCTCGCTGTGATGTTACTTGCTGGCTGTTCTGTCAAAAAAGACATGGTGCCTATGGGCGGAAGTAAAGCTGATGGTACGGTTCGCATGGGTTATACAGTTGGTCAGTTTGAAAAGCCTGTGGTTGATCTGAATCAGGCATCCACCTTAGCTGCACAAAAATGTAAAACATGGGGTTATGAAGGCGCTGAAGCATTTGGCGGACAAACATCGCAATGCGGGCAAACCGATGGGTGGGGAGCATGTATTTTATCTAATGTGTCCGTTGAGTATCAGTGTACTGGCGGCAAGGCTGCTCAAAATTAATACTGACACTTAATGTTGAGCCACCTCTTGGTGGCTTTTCTTATTTTATAGCATAAAATCTGCTACTCTCTTGGGTATTACTAAAAGGGAATGAATATGAAAAATTTGCTATTAATAATTTTATTTCTTGGTGTCAGCGCTTGCTCCACGAAAAGTTTAGAAAGTGATCCGCCGATTTATGTTGGTCATTCTTTAAAGTCACCTGATGAAATGAATAAATGTTTAGCACCAAAGTGGGTAGCTCTTAAAGCATCCTCTACGAGCGTGCCAACTGAAAAAGGATATCAAATTTCCTCTTCTGATGAATGGATGGGGGCTGTGTCATTAGTGAAAATTGATAAGACATATAACGGCGGATCAGACATAAAAGTTTATGCACTTTCCAAAGGATTGAGCGACCCATGGGGAAATGCCGCTCGTTCATGTATGTAATCGACTAACGCCAATCAAAGCCACCTTCGGGTGGTTTTTTTATTCCCGGAGAAGATATGGTAATTACAACTGAAGAGAAATTAGTGACCATAGAGTTGTATGGTCAACTCGGAAAGTTATTTGGTAAATCCCATAAAAGACTAGTTCGTACAAATGCTGAAGCAATACATGCTCTTTGCAAAACCATAAATAATTTTGAGCGTTTTCTTAATAGTAGTAAATTAAGAGGTTTAACATTTGCGGTATATCGGGGTAATAAAAACATTGGCTTGGATGACATGGGTTATCCAGTAAATAATGAAGTTATAAAAATTGTTCCTCATATTATTGGAAGTAAAAAAGCAGGTGCTTTACAGACGATTCTAGGTGCAGTGTTGGTAGTTGTTGGGGTTGTTATCGGATATTTCGCTGGGTGGACAGGTGTTGGCTGGGCCATTGGTTCAAAAATGGCAATGATGGGTGGGGCAATGATGTTGGGGGGAGTTGTTCAAATGCTATCCCCTCAACCCGCCGGACTCGCCAGCAAACAGGACGCCGATAACCGTGCATCTTACGCTTTCGGCGGCGTAACGAATACAGCCGCACAGGGTTATCCGGTACCGATCCTTTACGGAAAACGCCGTATCGGCGGCGCGATTATTTCTGCCGGGATATATGTTGAAGATCAGCAGTGACTTAACTTGCGTGAGGCAATAATGGATACTCATTTGTTAAAAAGAATGCCAAATGATCAATTGCCCAGACCACACCATCTTCCTGGGAAGCATCAAAATTCACATTCACTTTTGAATAGAATTCATCGTGAATTTCTAAAGGCGAAAGAGTCCAGTGCAGGATGGAATGGGCATATTTTAATGCCTGAGTCCGGGTTTCCCCTTCCGGCATGGCCCTCTCAAGATAGGCGTAAAACATTTCATCAAGATTAGGTAGTTTTTCTCTGTGAAGAAGTGATGCAGTCGGACGAATTGATAAATCAATATATCCGCAGAAACGACCCTCAACATAACCAGCGACACAACCCAGCGTCATAAATAGCCCATCTTTGGCGTTAACCAGAACGAGAAAATTCTTCAGCCATGGGAAAGATTCAACCTCATGTATCTCGTTTATACGTTCTGGCTCAGCTATGAGATCAATCCCTCCGTTATTTACTTCTCCGGTGGGTCTTTCTTGGGCGCGATAGGGGAATTTTACAAAATGATGACGGTCAACCTTTTCCATGTTCATATCCGGGTTTAGAAAGCATCAGCGTAACCTGGGGAAGATAAAAGACAAATCCTGATATTCAACCAGTAGCCACCTTAGGGTGGCTTTTTTATGGGCGAAAAATGGCAAAACATATTAAAGGGCGCAAAGGCGGCGACTCTAAACAGCGCACGCCCACGGAACAGCCGGACGATCTGCAGTCGGTGGCAAAAGCGAAAATCCTGATTGCCCTGGGCGAGGGTGAGTTTGCTGGTGGGCTGACAGGCAGGAATATTTTTCTGGATGGTACCCCGCTTGAAAATGCAGACGGCTCACAGAACTTCTCCGGCGTGGCGTGGGAGTTTCGGCCCGGCAACCAGGCGCAGCCGTATATTCAGGGGATGCCGGGATCGGAAAACGAAATCAGTGTAGGTCTGGAGGTTTCCAGTGCCACCGCGTGGACGCGCACGTTTACCAACACCCAGCTTTCCGCCGTTCGCCTGCGCATCAAATGGCCATCGCTGTACCGCCAGGAGGATGACGGGGATCTGGTGGGTAACTCAGTTGCGTATGCGGTTGACCTGCAGACTGACGGCGGCACCTGGCAGACCGTGATCAACACCGCGGTAACCGGTAAAACCACCTCGGGTTATGAGCGCAGCCACCGTATTGATCTGCCGCGTGCCGGTACCACCTGGACATTGCGCCTTCGTAAATTAACGGCGGATGCCAACAGCGCAAAAATCGGCGACACCATGACGTTACAGAGTTACACGGAAGTCATTGATGCCAAGTTGCGTTACCCGAACACCGCACTGCTGTACATCGAATTTGACTCCAGCCAGTTTAACGGCAGCATCCCGCAGATTTCCTGCGAGCCTTCCGGGCGGGTGGTTCGCGTTCCTGACACATACGACCCGGTGACGCGCACCTATACCGGCACATGGACAGGTGGTTTTAAATGGGCCTGGACAGATAACCCGGCGTGGATATTTTACGATATCGTGGTCGCCGATCGCTTTGGCCTGGGCCATCGTCTGACGGCGGCGAACATCGACAAATGGACGCTGTACCAGGTGGCACAGTACTGCGATCAGATGGTACCGGACGGGAAGGGCGGGAGCGGCGTTGAGCCTCGCTACACCTGCAACGTCTATGTGCAGGATCGCAACGAGGCTTATACCGTCCTGCGTGATTTTGCTGCCATCTTCAGGGGCATGACGTACTGGGGCGGTAACCAGATCGTGGCGCTGGCGGACATGCCGCGCGATATTGATTACAGCTACACCCGTGCCAACGTCGTAAACGGTGAATTCGTTTACTCGAGCAGCACCACCAAGACCCGTTACACCACGGCGCTGGTCTCGTATTCCGACCCGGCCAACGGCTACGCTGACGCAATGGAGCCCGTGTTTGAACAGTCACTGGTTGCCCGGTATGGATTTAACCAGCTGGAAATGACCGCCATCGGCTGTACCCGGCAGTCAGAAGCAAACCGCAAGGGGCGCTGGGGAATACTGACCAACAACAAAGATCGCGTCGTCACGTTCTCTGTCGGGCTGGACGGTAATATTCCGCAGCCGGGCTATATCATCGCTGTCGCTGACGAAATGCTCTCCGGTAAAGTCACCGGCGGTCGCATCAGTTCGGTGAATGGCAGGGTGATCACGCTTGACCGCGTGCCGGATGCGAAGCCGGGCGACCGCCTTATTCTCAACCTGCCGTCCGGTGCGTCACGGGCCCGGACAATCCAGGCGGTTAACGGCCAGGCCGTTACGGTTAGCATCGCTTACGGTGAAACACCGCAGGCGGAAAGTGTCTGGGTGGTAGAGTCAGATGAGCTGTATGCCCAGCAGTACCGGGTGGTCAGCGTCAGCGACAATAATGACGGGACATTCACCATTTCCGGCGCGTTTCACGATCCGGATAAATATGCCCGCATCGATACCGGCGCAATCATTGACCAGCGCCCGGTAAGCGTGATCCCGCCGGGCAGCCAGTTCGCACCGGAAAATATCGCCATCAGTTCTTACTCGGTGGTGAATCAGGGCATCAGCGTCGAAACGATGCGCGTGAGCTGGGACCCGGCACCCAACGCCATTGCGTATGAAGCACAGTGGCGGCGTAACGACGGGAACTGGGTGAACGTTCCGCGCAGTTCGACCACGTCGTTTGAGGTGCCGGGCATTTATGCGGGGCGCTACCTGGTGCGCGTACGCGCCATCAACGCGGCGGAGATTTCCAGCGGTTGGGGGTACTCGCCGGAGAAATCGCTGACGGGTAAAGTGGGCAATCCACCTAAGCCGGTTGGGTTTGCGGCCTCTGATGATGTGGTCTTTGGCATTGAACTGACCTGGGGATTCCCTGCAAATACCGGCGATACACTGAAAACGGAAATTCAGTACAGCCTGACCGGGACAGAGGACGATGCGCTGCTGCTGGCAGATGTGCCGTACCCGGCCAGTAATTACCAGCAGATGGGCCTGAAAGCGGGGCAAATTTTCTGGTACCGCGCGCAACTGGTCGACAAAACAGGCAACGAATCGGGGTACACCGACTGGGTTCGTGGTCAGGCAAGCATTGATGTTTCCGACATCACTGAAGCCATCCTTGATGACATGAAACAGACCGACTTGTTCAAGGATGTCGTTGAAACTGCGATTGACAACAGCGCAAAAATTGCCGGGATTGTCGAGGATGTGCAGCAGAACGCTGATGACCTCGAACAACAGGCCCTGGCGATA